ATATTCATCACTTAATAATACATCATTTTCGAATTGTAGTTTTGCTTCATAATATGACATTTCACCTTTTGTTTTACACAATTTAAGTATTATTCTTTTGAACGATTTGTCTCCGTATTTTTCGACAAGTTCGTTAAGAATTCCTGAGGAACCAAAGTAACTTCGCCAATCACTTTCGACTCGAGTTCTAACCCTTCTTTTTCTTTTGCTATTTTTTGGTAAGATTTTTGGTTTCCAAAAATTTTTCTTCCCAATATATTTTTTATTTGTCTGCAACTCAGTAATTTCATAAACAAACCCTTGATAATTTTCCGGAGTTTCTTCGAATATTATATCTTTGTAATACCACATGTAAATATATATTACTCGTCATACAAGACTTCCTCGTCTTGCATTATGCTTTCGGCTTCAGTTCTCCTTCCGCACATAGGACAATACTCTGGTAATGATTCAGCTTGTACGTAAGTTAATTCACCACACTCATGACATTCTATTTTAAATTCATCACCCATATAATGTCCCTTTATTATTTCCTGGTACGTGTTCCCAAACTCTTTCTGAAAGTTCTTGTGCACCTCCAATATATTGTTCTCCAAAAAATACAGCTGGCACTGTGTCAATAAAAGGATATTTTAATTTAAATTGAAATTTTGATATATCTTCACCTATTACAATATCTTTATAATCTATTCCATAATACTGTAACATTGATTTAGCTTGTTCACAATGCATACAAAATGGATCTTTACGAGTATAAATTGTAATATTATTCATGCTCACCGCCAGGATCTTTTGGATCCAATTTTAGTGTTTTTCCATCAATTACCATAGTTTGCCTTGCTCTTGGATAACTGTGGTAACCTTCTCTTAATTTAAATACAGTTTTATTGATAGATTCTGGATTTTTTTCTGCTTCATTAAAAACAACCGCTGTTATCATAATACCACTAATCAATACAATATGTGCAATTGCACTTATACCAAATACACCCACACTGCCAATCATAACTGCAAAAATTCCACTCCACATAAATGCTAGTATTAAAAATAACATATGCGCCACTTGTGGGTGCAATTTTCTTAATGGTGAATGTTCTATCGTCATTACACCTTTCCAACCAAATTTGAATATTTCATATATTGCAAATGGTGGGTATGCTTTCCAACTATTCTTCATATTTCACAACCTCCTGCAGTGCAAGCTAATTCTTGTGCTCCAACTGTCATGTCTTGAGTTTCGTATTCTGCTAGCCTTGACCATTCTACTGTCTTTGGCATCTTACTTAACATTTCTTTATACTTTACTTCTTCACAATCTTGATATGGTGCTTGTTGATATGTGTGTTCACTAAATGGTAAGAATGAAACACCAGACATCCAATCAAAATGTTCATAAACCCATGCACCTACATTCATCCATTCGTGTTCTTTAACAGAAATAGTTACTGATGGTTTATGTTCACACCAATGTTTTTGATACATTAACCAATGCTCTAGTTGTTCAATAGCTGACATGTCAGATCTAAAAATAGCTTTAGTATTAACTTTCATAGGAAATGAAAATACCGAAGTATGATTTGGATTCATAACATCGTCTTCAACTGGAAATCCTGCTTCAGTCATATACATTGTAAGTGGATCTTTTTTATCACCTCTTACTGTTCGTATATAATATGGATTATGTCTTGCATGAATACCTGATGCAGCATCTGTTAATTGCGATACAGTTCCACTTGGTTTAACACAAGTTATAGCTGCAGAAACAGGAATGCCAATCTTTTTTGACCATTCTAAATTTGTGTCTACAGCTTTTTGTTTTAATCTTTGAAGTAGATTTTTTAAATCTTTATTTTTTGGACCTGTTAATGGTGAATCCATAATACCAGTTAAACTTACACCGAGTAATCTTTCTTCTTCACAATTTTGTCTCCAATGTTTTGACACATATTTAAAATTAACGAGAGTCGATTGAATAGTGCCAAGAATAGTTGCGAGTTCTACTTTTTTCAATAAAGATTTTTCTGTATCAGTTGGTCTTATAACAACTTCAGATAAATTACAGAATTCTCTATCTCTTAAAATAATTTCAGAACACGGATTTGTTCCATAATTGTAACCTTCTGTAACTCTTCTTTCATTTCGATTGGCTTGGTTTGTAGCTGAAGCTCTATTGAAAATACCTCTTTCACCAGATTTTGAATCGTATAAAGCTTTCCATTCATCCATAAAAATACCAATATCTGGTTTTTCTGTATAACATGCAGAATTATTAGCTAAAGCTCTTTGGCTATTCTGCTCCCACCATTGACCGGCTTTTGCATGTCTCATACGATCATCTGATAAATTAGATAATGAAATAAGTGCAGATCTTCTTACGCCACCCACAACTACAATTTCTGCAATCTTACAAACAATATCGTGACATTCAATTGATGATAGTTTTCTACCATGAGCTCCTTTAAATATATTAGTTACAAATTTAAAAAGACCATCTAATGGTTCAGGGCCAGATGCTCTACCGCCAAAAGTTTTTAATGGCGTACCTGCAGGTCTAATTTTTGATAAATCCCATGTTGGTATTTGACCAATATATAACATACCAATTAATTCTTTAAAACCTTTTGCCCAACCCATTTTAGAATCAGCTACAGTAATACTAGTATCTGAATTAAAAAATTCTTCTGCAATAACAGGTAATTTACTTACTTCTTGTCTTTCAACAGAAAATCCAACACCTGTTCCATTCATTAATACATATAAAATTTCATCAAATGCTTGTACTCTATTAATTGCAACATAAGAACAATTATAACCTCCTATGTTATCTTTTTTCAATGCTTCGCCTGCTGTCATTAAACATCTCATCGATGGCATAATACTAGTATCTAAAACTGCTTCTTCTAAAATACTTTTCATTTTTGTATCTAATTTAAAATTATGCATTTCATCTAAATGTTCTTCAAAAAAATTAAAATACCTTTCAATAGTTTCACTCCATGATTCTCTACGACCTTTATCTGGCAACCATCTCGAATATCGAGATAGATGTATGAATTGTTGATATAGTGTTGGTAAATTATTATTTTGAGTGATAGACATACGTACCTCGAATTTGCAGGTTTAAAATTTTTAATTAGTTTATTGGTATATTATATATTAAAAAAACTTAAAAGTAAACAAAAAAATTCACTCTTTTTTAAAATATTTTTTTAACATTTCAATTTGATCATTATATTTCGCTACTATATCTAATTCTTTTTCCATAGCTTCCATAACATCCGGATGTTCACCTATTCCGGCAGGTGTTGTTAAATATACTTCAACATTCATTTTGTGTTTATCAATATGGCCTTGTGCGTGGCTAATCATTGATTCAATAATATCATCTCTTAATTTCATCTTTTAACTCTTCTTGCTTTATCAATTGCTCTACTTCCAAACCAAAAAGATATGATAGCTGCAAAAATTGCCTTTGTATCATCGTCCCAAAGTAAGTTTATTGCTTCAGAAAAGTCAGTTCCTTTTTCTAAAGCTTCCATTAATAATGTAATTTCAATAGTTGCAAATAATATAAAGAAAGCATAAGTTATAACTGGTCTTACAGATTTTTGTAAACCAGCAATAATTCCACTACTTTTATTGATTGCAATATCGTGTTGTATTAAACGATCGTGTTCCTTATCTGCTCCCATTTGTTCATAGACTTTAAGGTCATGATCATATCCGGCTGCTCTTAATTCAGCCATCATTTTCATTTTATCTAATTCGTGTTTATTGTCTGTTTTTTGTGCAAACGAATCCGTAATTGCTGGAACTGCTGAGCTAGCAAATCCCAGTAATGAACCTAATATAGATAACATAATTTAAATTCCTTTTTTTATATGATCTTTAAAACTTTGTAATTGAAATCTTTTTAGAAGCGCAGGTAATTTCTTTTTTCTTCTATCCATAACATTAGTCGTTGTAAAACGTGGACCCATAGCGGTGTCAGCAGGATTTGGAATCGCGGAAGTATTAACTGCCGGAGCATCCTCATTCTTTTGTTTCTTTTTATTTTGCATAGCGTTTACAAGCTTTCTGTTATTCATCTTATTAACTCATTACTAGTAATATATATGTTTTGATTGGTTTTCAAATGAGTAACTTCATATATATTTAAACCAAAAACTGTATCAATTGGGTAACAATTAGAATTTACCTTTACTTTATCATTAGTATATACTTCTTTTTCGTATGTAGAATTTAAAATTTTAGAATTTCTAATTTTATATACACCGGGAGATAGTTGATCATCTTCTAAAACAAACCACTTACTACTCTCTGCTAAAAAATCTAATCTTTCTAAGTTACATTCTCTAATTATTTTTTCTAAACCGTTATCAGATAATTTGCCATTTTCTTTTATAAGAAATAATGCTGAGGCAAAACTACCTAATTTAGTACCGCCTCCAGGAATCTTTTGTACAAGTCTTTTTATATTAGCACATAATCTAACAAAAGGAGTCCAAGCATCTCTTCTTTCTGGTGAATTTAATCTTTCTGCTTTTATTCTTTTACCTTTTTCATCTATTAATCCAAGTTTATATGCATCCCAACTTTCCCATTTCATAACCATCATTCTAATAAATCGAAATGTATAAACCAAATCGGCTGCACCTTTTAAAACTCCCATTATATTTTCCTTAATTTGTTTATGACATCTTGATCCATGGTTATGCCGGTATATTGATCATTCTTTATATATTTTAAATAAATTAAAAAAGGTTTTACAATTGGCCACTGGTTATCATTTAATTTTAATTCAAATATTTTTAATGCTCCAGATATAGTAAAAGAATTACAAAGAATTATAATATGATTTAAGATTAATCTTTCTGCTAATTCGTCATGTTCTAAATAGCGATTGACTAATCTTTTTACATATTTAAATCGTTTTAAATCCTCGTAAAACTCTTCAATATCAGAAAAGTTTGGTTTACGATAATTTTGCGCAGCAAAAAGAATAAGATTCTTTTCAGTAAGTTCATCAATAATAACCATAATATTATATATTATATCTTAAGATACGTTATAATCTTGATGTATAGCTTCTTCTAACTCTTCAATTAACGTTTCTTTCTTTTTTCTACGATCAAGTTCAAGTCCATATCTGCGTCCAACTGCTTCAAGTTCCATTTTACTACAAGCATCATAATCTTTCATCTCCATGTGATCTGTAAGTTCTTCAACTAATTTGCTTTTGCTGTGTCTTCTATCTAGCTCAACGCCGTGTTGTCGACCAAGAGATTCAAGTTCTATTTTTGTCATTTCATGCAAATTTTTACCATCATCATCTTCGTGATCATGCGGTTCATCGCCACCTTCATGAGAATGTGTGATGCCGGTATCTTCATGAGTATGTTCTAAAGGATCCGCTGATACACGCACGGTTTCGGTTTTAACAGCTGATGCTACAGGTTTTGGATCAATTATTTTAGGTGCTAATGGATCTACAATACCCATTCTATCAACATATTCATCAACTTGTTCTTGAGTAAAACTTGCGCCTTTTAATATTTCACGCCTTTTGACATGCCGCCAACCCTTTGTAGTAGGTATAGCATCTCTTAACCAACCACCTGGTCTACTAATTGGATTATCCATAATTTCTCCTTATTTATAAATGTGAGGATGAAGAGCTTTTTGATCTCCACCTTTTCCATAATGGTTATCAAGTGCACTTTTTACTTGT